AACACTTTAAGTTTATCTATATCCATAACTTTCTCCTTTTTATTAATTTAACTTAATTTAAAAATATAAGAGTAAAAATCAAGTTAAACAATATTATTCTTTTCTAGCAATATATTTAGACAACATCTCATTTATATTACCTGTATCCATTCGTTTTTCATTATGGAAATCTACATGCCAGATTGTTACCTTAAGATTATTTTTATCAAACCAAATATCATAACGATATGCTAAATCACCATGCCTATGTGGTCCTTCAGTTAACCTTGCTCCGCCACGTTTTCCATCTTTGGCAATGCAACAAAAAGCTGCAGCATATTCGTCAGCTTCAAATCGTGGAAATTCCCAAGCTGCCTCTTTAGCTTTACTAATCATTTGTAAAGCATTCGAAGGATATCCATCATAATGATAATAAACACTATATGCACCTTCTTTGTCTTTAAATGTATAACATGCTCTAGTTGACATAACTTTCTCCTTTCTGAGTTGTGCCGATAGCAAGGCTAAAGCCAATGTTCAACACAACTCTCTCCTTTCGGTTAACTTAAATGAGACCGTGCAAGCACATTCATTTAAGCAGTAGATACCTGGCAGAACTCCCCAAGGGTTTTATACTGGCGTCAACAGTATCTACCTATAATAGCCACAGAGATTTTAACGAAGTCTGTGGCTACTACTATTATTATAATAATTAAAAATTATCATAATAAAACAAGTTTAACTTTTTAATGTATATGTAGATTTTTCAGATTTTCCTCCAGCACCTGGCGAATCAATAACTTCTACTGCGATAAAGCCTCTTGCTCTATCCCAATCTAAATCTATTGTTTTTCCCCCTGCTGAAAGGAATTCTCTAATCTTCATGCCATTTTTGTATAAGTTAAATCTTCTCCAGCCTTCGCATCCTTCTCTTTTAGGATTTTTAGGTACACAGAGTTGAATTTTAGCATCTCTGTCATACTTATAAGTTCCTTTAAAGTCTTTAGGATTCATAGCTTTAACTTTTGCTCTAGGTTTCACTACTTCAGACTTTTTAGTCTTAGGTGTTA